CCTACGGTCGATCCCCCGGGGCTAGTCGTTCCACGTGAAACCCCCTCGAGCGATGCGGTCAAGGCGGCTTTCTTGTCGGCGGCAGCGGAAACGGCAGCCGAGAGACCAAAGGGGACCCAAAGAGGACCCGTTTCTACGGGCACCCCGGGGGGCCCCACTTCCATTTCGCAAATTGCGAAAAGGGGACCCAAAACGGACCCGCCAATTGCGGCACCCGCCCCCCAAGTTGCAAGTCAAATTAAAATTGACGATACTCCGAGCGCCCCGGCGCCTCTCATGCCGTGGGAATGAGAGGGGTTCCTGTTGGCTGACGCCGCCCAAACCGTCAACCGCCGCGCGGCGGCGCTCGAGCTACTGCGCCGGCAGCGTTCGCGCGCCTCGTTGGTGGAGTACGCCCGTTCGATCGACATCCCCGGGGCGCCGGCCAACCAGGATCCGGACACCGAGCACTTCAAGTCGGTGGAAACGAGCCTCGCGCTCCACCATCGCGTGATCCTGGAGAATATCGAGCGGACGATGGCGACCCCGCGTGGCCGGCTGATGATCTTCGCCCCGCCGGGCTCCGCGAAATCGTCCTACGCGTCGGTCGTCTCGCCAGCGTGGGCCCTCTCGAGGACGCCCGGGTACCGCATCATCATCGCGTCCTACGCGACGAAGATCGCCGCCAAGCAGTCGCGCAAGGCCCGCGCGCTGTGCCGCAGCGACGAGCACATTTCGATCTGGCCGGACCGCCCGATCCTAGCGAACGACCAGAAAGCCGTAGACCAGTGGGCGCTCTCGAACGGCTCGGAGTTCATGGCGGCGGGCTTGCTGGCCGGCATCACCGGCAACCGCGCCAACGGGATCCTGATCGACGACCCCGTCGCCAACCGCGAGGAAGCGGACTCGCAGACCGTGCAGGACAAGATCGAAGCGGAGTTCATCGACTCCGCCTCGACGCGCCTCCTGCCGAACGGCTGGGTCATCCTGATCCAAACTCGCTGGAACGAGAACGACCTGGCTGGGCGCATCCTGCCCGAGGACTACGCCGGACAGTCCGGCCGCGTGCTCTGCCGCGACGGCCAGTGGTGGACCGTCATCAACATCCCGGCCAAGGCGGAGCACCCCGACGACCCGCTCGGCCGCGCGATCGGCGAGTACCTGTGGACCGAATGGTTCTCGGTGGAGCATTGGGCGCAGTGGGAGAACAACCCGCGCGCCGTGCGCACGTGGGCCTCGCTGTTCCAGCAGCGCCCGACCGCGGGCGAGGGCATCGAGTTCAAGCGCGAGTGGTTCAAGTGGTACGACCCCGACGTCGAGCCCGGCAAGCCCGGCGGGTTGCCGCGCTCGCTGACCATCTACGGCGCGTCGGACTACGCGACGAAGGAAGATAAGGGCGACTACACTGAACACGGGGTATGCGGGATCGGCGAGTCGAAGCTCAAGATGGCGATCGAGGACAAGCTCGTGTCGTCGGCGCCGTTCTATTTCATCGACTGGTGGTACGGGCAGAAAACGACCGACGTCACGATCGACGCGAAGGTCTCGCTCGTGCATCGCCATCATCCCCGCAAGTGGTGGCACGAGGGCGGCCCGATCGACCAGGCTATTTCGCCGGCCGTCGCCCGCGCCATGCGTGAGCACCAGCCCCCGGTCTACGTCGCCATGGAAGGACTGACGTCGATCAAGAACAAGGCGATCAAGCTCGCGTCGTTCCAGGCGCGCGCCGCGGCAGGCCTGGTATATTTCCCCCTGCGCCGCCCGTGGGCCCAGCGCGTCGTCGACCAGCTGTGCGCGTTTCCGGCCGGCAAGTACGACGACGCCGCGGACGTCTGCGGCTTGATTGGCCGCGGAGTCGATGCCATGATGGCACCCCACGAGCCTGCGCCGGTTGTCAGGAAGCAACTCCTGCCGTTCACGGCGGCCTGGCTGGAGGCGACCGAGCAGGAACCCATGCAGCCGAGGTATAGCTAGTGGACCCCGAGACCAACCCGATGCTCAACGCCGTCGAGTCCGGCATCAATGCCGCCGACACCGAAGGGATGGATGAGGAAGCGAAGCGCCTCAAGGAAGCCGAGGAAAACGAAGTCAAGGCGCTGTGGGATGAATACGAGCAGGCGCGGAAGTTCGACCGCGACTCCCGCGCGCAGTACGCCGTCGATCGCCGCTACGCGGCCGGCACGGCGAACCTGAATTGGGCGGTGACGGCGAACCTGATCGGCGCCTTTATCGACATCCTCGTGTCGTTCCTGTATGCCCGCAACCCGGACGTCTCCGCCCGCAAGGCGAAGCGCGTCGACCCGATCGGCACCGGGCAGGAGGACGACTTCGGCAAGACGATGGAGCTCGTCATCTCGTCGCTGTGGAAAGCGCCGAGCGCCCGGCTCAAGACGAATGCCCGCGCTCAAGTGCGCTCGGTGCTGACGACCGGTATCGGCTGGCTCAAGGTGCTGATGGTCTCGAACGGCACCAACATCCCGCAGCTGCAGAACGAGCTCGGCGACATCCGCAAGAACCTCGCGCAGATCGAAGAACTCAAGGCCCGGCTCGCGCGCGACGCGGCCGCGGCGGCAGTCGGTGCGCCGGACCCGGCCGCGGAGTTTGGCGAGGATGCGGCGCTGATGGCGGCGCCCCCGGTGGCCCCGCCCGTCGAGGATCCGGAGAATCCGTACTGCGCGATGAGCATCGAGGAACGCGACGTCGAGGAAGGGCGCTTGCGCGACCTCGAGGCCAGCGTCTCGAACCGGCTCGAGGTTGCCATCCGCAAGGGATTGGCAGTCGACGTCGTCGCTCCAGAGGACATGCAGGTTTCGCTCGACGTGCGCAGCGTGACCGACCATGCGATCGCGAACTGGAACGCCAACGCGATCTATCGGCCGACAAAGAGTATCGGCGCGATGTTCCCTGCGCTGACCGAGGCCGACGTCAAGGCGGCCAAGCAATACTTCCAGCGCCGCACCAAGGATCTGCAGCCGCTGAGCGAGACGGTCAAGTTGACCGGCGTCGCCGACAGTGACGTGGACGCCGAGGCAGCGGAGCAATACACGGCCGGCGGCGGCAGCGGCAATGCCGATGAACAGGGAGGTTCGTTCGCGAAGATCGTCGAACTGTGGAACCGCGAGACCGGCCACGTCTACACGATGATCGAGGGCGTCAAGAAATGGGCCAAGGCGCCCTACCAGCCCGACTACGCCTCGACCCGGTTCTACCCGTACTTCCAGATCGCTTTTTACCCGGTAGATGGTGCGCGCCATCCGCAGTCGCTTACCTGGCGGCTGATGAAGTTGCAGGATGAGTACGCTGCTACTCGCTCGAGCCTGCGTTTGACCCGCCAGCGGGCGGTACCGGGTGTCGTTTTCAACTCGACGGAGCTCGATGAGACCGAGGCGAAAAAGCTCTCGAGCAGCGTGCACCAGGAATTGATCGGCCTGAAGCCGGTCACGCACGACAAGCCGATGCGCGATCTGTTCTCCGAGAAGCCCATCGCGATCGGCGACATGCGTCTGTTCGACACCGCGCCGATCCTCGCCGACATGGAGCGCATCTCCGGCGTGCAGGAAGCGCTGCAGCAGTCCTCGACGGCGCCCAAGACGGCAACCGAGGCGGAGATCCAGCAGAGCGGCTTCGCTTCGCGCACGACCGCGGATCGCGACGTCCTCGAGACGATGCTCACCGAGCTCGCGCACTACACGGGCGAGCTCGCGCTGCAGGCGCTCGACATGAAGGACGCCGAGCGGATCGCGGGCGCCAAGGCGTTCTGGCCGCACGGCATGTCGATCGACGACTTGCTGACGATGGTCGAGGTTACGATCGAAGCCGGCACCACGGGCAAGCCGAAGTCGAGCGGCGATCGCGACGCATGGGGCGTCGTCATGCCGCTCATCAAGGAATCCATGCTGCAGATTCGCGAAGCGCTGATGATGGGCGATCAGGGCATGGCCGACGCGCTCATCGCCTTGTTGCAGGAAACCCTCACGCGCATGGGCGACGACAGCGACGTCACGCGGTTCATTCCGCAGCCTCCGCAGAAACCGCCCACCATGCCGGGCGCACCCGGAATGGGTATGCCGGGCGCACCGCCAGCCCCCGGCGGAGCCCCGGGCGAGATCCCGCCAGGCGGGCCCGAGGCGGACTTCGCCGGCCAGCCCGTGAATCCCGAGATGGCTCCGCCCGACCTCGCGCCGCCAGATTTGACCGCA